TGGAAAGTTGTTGGCGTATCCACCGTTTCTGGTGAGGACGATGTTCTTTCGGCCTACGCTAACCTGATCGTTATCCCCAATAACCACCTCTACAAGGGTGGCACGGGCACTGCAGGAGTTTAATCATGGCAATTACACGTGCACAACTAGTTAAAGAACTCGAGCCCGGATTGAACGCCTTGTTTGGTCTGGAATACAAGAACTACGAGAATGAGCATGCTCAGGTTTACAGCGTCGAATCTTCAGACCGCGCGTTTGAAGAGGAAGTAATGGAATCTGGCTTTGACTCGGCACCTGTGAAGGCTGAAGGCGCTGGCGTGCAGTACGACACCGCGCAGGAAGTCTACACGGCTCGGTATACACACGAGACCATCGCACTGGCTTTCTCCCTGACCGAAGAGGCAGTGGAAGACAACCTGTACGACCGTCTTGCTGCTCGTTATACCCGTGCCCTGGCTCGTTCCATGGCTCAAACCAAGCAGATCAAGGCCGCTTCCGTTCTGAACGGCGCTTTCACCACCTCCATAGGCGGTGACGGCAAGCCACTCTGCGCAACTGACCACCCGACTTTGTCCGGACCGGATCTCCGCAATGAGCTCTCCACCCCGGCCGACCTGTCGGAGACGTCTCTTGAGCAGGCATTGATCGACATCGCTGCGTTCACAGACGAGCGCGGCTTGAAGATCGCTGTTCAAGGCCTGAAGTTGATCATCCCCAAGGAACTCATGTTTACGGCTGATCGCATCCTGAAGTCCACTCTGCGTGTTGGTACTGCAGACAACGACATCAATGCCATCAACAACATGGGCATGGTTCCCCAGGGTTACACGGTTAACCATTATCTGACCGATCCGGATGCGTTCTTCATCAAGACCGACGCTCCTAACGGAATGAAGATGTTTGAGCGTGTTTCGATGAAGACTGGTTTCGAAGGCGACTTCGACACCGGAAACGTCCGTTACAAGGCCCGTGAGCGTTACAGCTTTGGATTCTCGGATCCACGTGGTCTCTTTGGTTCACCAGGTACTCCCTGATAAGCCAAAAGTAGTAAAGAAACCCCGGTCCAAAAGACCGGGGTTTTTACTTGACATAGGCAGTATTTAAGAGTAAAAAGATACTATTCCGGGGTCCCCGGTGCGTCTGACTAGTCCCGGCTAGACGTCATGCAGACAGCCGCACCTAACTCGCATGAGAGGTAAACTCAATGGCTCAGACCACTTTTTCGGGACCAGTAGCGTCCAACAATGGCTTTATCGGCGGCACTTCTACTGATCCTATTTCCGTAACTACTTCAGGCAACATTTCCAGTTTCTACGGCACGACTTCTGCCACGACTGGCGATACCCGTCTTTCTTACAACCGTTTGGCTTTCACCTCGACTGGCTCAGGTGAGACGCTGCGTGCTTTCTCCGTTGTAACAGGCGCTGGCGCAGCTGCTGCTGGCACGATCAACGGCGCACACATTTCTACTTCGATTAACACGACCGGCACGATCTCTGGCGCTGCAAACGCACTGCGTGCAACGCTTGGTGGTTCGGCAACGACTCCTGGTGGCACATTGGCTGTCCTTCAGTTGGATACCGACTATGGTGTTAACGTCACGCTAGGTTCTACTTCTTCGTTTATCCGTGTTTCTGACAGCGGGTCGCAGACCGGTGAAGTTCAGAACTTGATGAACATTGAAACTGGCCCAGCTGCTACGGTTGCTCCTTCAGCAAGTGCTGTGGCTGCTTCCCCGTCCAAAGTGCTTAAGGTTATGGTTGCTGGAACGGCTTACTATGTTCCTGCATACGCTACCTTCACGCCCTGATGCAAATAACCAAGGAATTCTTGGAAGTTGAGATTAGTGACCTGGAACAAGAAGCACATAAGGCTCAAACCTTTTTGATTCAAGTCCAGGCCACAATCACAGCCTACAAGATGTTAATTAATAGGTTAGACGCACCGGACACGGAGAACACAAATGAGCTACAGTAATCTAAGTGCGGTCACAAAGACCGCAGACGATGACGCAATCTCTGGCCGAACTCGTGTAGCTGCTATTTACTACACTTGCGCCGGTACTGCATCGTCTTTTCAGTTAAAAAATGGAACGACAAGCGCTGGAACAACGCTTGTAGACATTAAAACACCAGGTGCCGCAGGCGCCTACGACATTATTTTCCCAGATATGGGAGTTTTGTTTGATGAGGGTGTTTTTATTGATTTTGCCGACGCAAACGTACTTAGCATTACGTTATTCTTTTACGGCGGGGCAGCAGTCTAATGGCCTCCAAGGGTATGGGCATCAAGACTTCAGTCAAGTCGGGAAACTTTCGCCCGACAAAGGCTGGGGCAGGCATGACCAAAAAAGGCGTTGCGGCTTATCGCAAGGCCAACCCTGGCAGCAAGTTACAGACTGCAGTTACGGAAGATAATCCTACAGGTAAGCGCGCAACACGGCGTAAGTCGTATTGCGCACGTTCTTTGGGGCAGATGAAAAAGTTTCCAGAGGCAGCGAAAGATCCTAACAGCCGCATTCGGCAGGCTAGGAAACGGTGGAAATGCTAATGGAAATGATGCTTTGGAATACGTTGCTAACGGCTCTGATAGGTGTTTTGGCCTACATAGGTCATGAGAAAATATCTGAATTACAGCGCCTTAGCATTTTGATTAACCGAACCAGAGAAGAGGTGGCCCGTGATAACGTCACTCAAGCAGAAATGGACAAGTTTGTTGAACACATTGACCAGCGCTTTAACAAGCTTGAAGCAAAAATTGATGCGCTTATGCAAAAGGGGTAAGTAATCATGGCTGCTAAACCTGGCCTTTATGCCAATATCAATGCAAAGAAAAAGCGTATAGCCGCCGGTTCTGGCGAAAAGATGCGCAAGCCAGGTACCAAAGGTGCCCCTACAGCTAAGGCTTTTATACAGTCTGCCAAAACGGCAAAGAAAGGAAAGTAATCATGGCATTTGGAAAGATAGTAAGTAGATTAGTTAAAAATAAACTAGCCCAAGAGCAAGAAGAAAAAAGTTCTCCTGACGCAAAACGTAAGGACAACATGGCGGGTATGGCCATTGAAGCCAAAAAAGGCGGAATGATGAACAAATTAAAGATGGTTACTAAAGGTGGTAAAAAGGTTCCAGCATTTGCTGCCGATGGAGTTGGCAAGATGAAAAAGGGTGGTATGGCCGATACGATGGGCCGTGCCGTTAAACGTAAAACTGCGGACGTAAAAGGCCGCGCAATGAAGAAGGGGAAATAATCATGGCTGGACGTGGAATGGGTTGTGCTACTCGTGGTGGCGGTGCAGTTGAGAGCGGTCCTAAGAATCGTATGATTTCTGAGACCAGCAAAAAAACTGGGCCTGTTATGATGAAAGACGGCGGTGCCGTTAAGCCTCATAAAATGATGGCCATGGGCAAAAAGCCTAAGAAAATGATGGGTGGCGGTATGATGAAGGGCTACAAAATGGGCGGGAGTGCTTGTAGCTAATGGCAACGTCGGGAACGACCACATTTGACCTCCAGATCGATGACCTGATCGAGGAGGCTTTTGAGCGTTGTGGCATGCGGATGACCACTGGTTATCAGCTCACAACGGGTCGTCGCTCGCTTAATCTTTTGTTTTTGGATTGGGCAAATAGAGGCCTAAACCTTTGGACAATTGAGGAAGCCGTTTTCCCATTGACAGGCACAGCAGAAATTACGCTGGCCGCAGACACTGTCAACGTATTGTCTGCGGTTATCAGAGACAATACGCAAAGCCCGTCGGTTGATATTTCGATCGATCGAATCAGCCGGGAAGAGTATTTGAATCTTCCTGATAAACAGACAGGTGCTCGTCCTGCACAGTACTATGTGCAAAGAGCAAACGTGTTTAAGGTATTTCTGTACCCAAGGCCTAATTCGGCGTACTCGTTTGTGTACTACCGTATTCGTCGGATTCAAGACGCAGGCGTGTACACGAACACCGGCGACGTAAACTTCCGGTTCTTGCCTTGTTTAGCCTCTGGCCTGGCGTTTATGCTGTCTTTAAAGTTTGCACCTGAGCGCACATCAGCATTGAAACAAATTTACGAAGAGGACTTTACACGAGCGGCGCTGGAGGACAGAGATACGGCCAGCGTGTCGTTTATTCCAGATCTAGGGGTGTAATGTGGCCTATGCAAGCGGCAAATTCTCCTTCGGATTATGCGATTACTGTGGGCAACGTTATCCCTATAACGTACTTCGCAAAAACTGGCGAGGGTTTAAAGTCTGCCCAGACGACTACGAGCCAAAAGAACCCCAGCTCGAGCCTCTTAAGTACAGAGGAGACGCTATTGCGCTTCTGGAGCCCCGCCCTGATCGCGTTGAACCAGTGGACGTGTATGTGGGCCAACCAGGCTATACATACTTTCAAAGTGTTGGGAGCGCCAATAACACCAATAACATGCAGCCCTACCCAGGACAAACAAGCGTTTATGGGCTGGGCAAAGTGGGAACCGTACTGGTTGTTACTACGTCCGCTGTTGCAGTTTCAGGAGTCGGGGCAACGAGCTCTGTCAGCCCTGTTCAAGCAACAGGAAACTCGGTAATTGTAACCGTTGGTTCAATTTCTGCCTCGAGCGCAATAGGAACGGTATCATGACCTACAACGAATTAGTTACAGACATACGTAATTACACTGAAGTGGACGCAAATGTGTTCACCAATGCGGTTATTAATACGTTCATTTTGATGACCGAAAACCGGATTCTTCGTGATATTGACCTAGATGTGTTTAAGCTTGAAGTCACCGGAAACCTTACTTCTGGTAATAAGTTTTTAACCGCCCCATCAGACATCCTGACTCATCGGTACATGATGTTGACTTCTGCTGGTGGAGATCAGATCTTTTTGGATTTTCGAGATACCTCCTTCATGAAGGAGTATTGGCCTGATGGAACAGATACTGATATTCCAAAGTATTACTCTGTTTGGGACCAAAACACTTTTTATATAGCACCTACACCTGCAGCGAGTTATGCAGTGGAGCTAGGCTATATATACAAACCTACTCAGTTGTCATCTACTAATCCGACAACCTGGGTAAGTATCAACGCTCCTGAAGCGTTGCTTTATGGCTGCTTGGTTCAGGCCTACAGCTATACTAAGGGTCCGGAGAATATGATTTCCTTCTTCAATAATTCCTACAAAGAGGCAATCCAAGGCCTTGGAATTGAACAGCAGGGACGTCGTCGCCGTGACGAATACAGAGACGGAATGATCAGGATTCCGGTTAAATCAGAAAGTCCAGGTCCATGACGAGTGTTCCAAATCTTGAGGGAAAACGTATAGCAATAGTGGCAATGGGGAAAAGCCACGGTCAGTTTATTTTGGCCAAGACCCATTCAATAGAGTTTAACGAGGTGTGGGCGATCAACTCCATGGCTGGGGTAATCTTCCACGATCGAGTTTTTATGATGGACCCGGCAAGTCGGTTCTTGGACAGTGATGATTCAGGCACGCAGACGGGGATTATGGCCAAGGTGCTCAAGGAGCATAAAGGTCCTATCTACACCTGCGAGCTAGACCAGAGGTGCCCAGGCCTGGTGGAGTTCCCCCTTGAAGCGGTGATGAATGCCTGCCAAACAGGGTACTTTAACAACACGGTGGCCTATGCCATAGGTTTTGCGATTGCAGCAAAAGTGTCGGAAATACACATGTATGGGATTGATTTTTCCTACAAGGGCCATGTACATTTTGCTGAGGCAGGAAGGGCCTGTTGCGAGTTTTTGCTCTCAAAAGCCATTGATCGAGGAATCAAGGTAGGTATTTCGCAAGAATCCTCCCTTTTGGACTCTAACGAGCCGCCACAAAGCAAGCTTTATGGTTACCACAGGCTGGCGGACCCCCTGGTGGTAGGCCTTGAAAACAACGAATTTACCGTCAAAAAGTACTCTGAAATCAAAGACCAAGTGGAGGCGCAAAAGACGGATTTGCTGCCACCCGAAGCCTTGAGGACCTAGATATGTTTGATTTAAAACTTGGGGAAATACATAACCCAATCATTAAAACCAGTGACTTTGGCGGTCTTTCGTGCGAAGATTTAGCTGAGCTTTGCACTGACAAGATTATCGGTGTGGCTGAGAACGCTCCCCCAGCCATCCGAGAGCAGGCAAAGTTCTTCCGGGAGCGCGTTCAAAAAGCAGTTTTTGAATATCTTAAACAAGCAAAAAGGGCCGAAAGGGCTACTTGCATTCAAATTTGCGCTCAAGGCGGCGAGCACGATGCCGCTAATTTACTTAGGAGAGTCTAAATGGCTTTTACCACAACCGTAATGCCCACGTCCTTTAAGGTAGAGATCCTTAAAGCTGTTCACAACTTTTCAACCGGTGGAAACACCTTTAAACTGGCGCTCTACAATAACAGCGCCTCGTTTACGGCTGCAACCACTGCCTACACCACGACCAACGAAGTAGCGGCCTCTGGCTCGTATGCTGCGGGTGGTGGCACATTGTCCAAGGTTACGCCTACTTCAACAGGCACGACCGCAGTTACGGACTTTGCTGA